TAGCTCTTTGTCAGTTAATGCATAACCGTCTGGTCTTTTAATAGCTTCTAAGTTAGTCCAGTTAACGTTGTCGTCTGCTGTTACTACTTGACTAATTTCTGTTGGAGTTTTTCTTATTTCATTCATGATAAAATATTTACCTAAAAAAAAGAGCCTCAGTTGAGGCTCTTTTATTCACATAATTTGTAAAATACAAATTAGCTAAATTTAACGTTAGCAGTTGTGATTCCAACCTTACCTAGGTAGTCAGCTGCGTTACCTAAGCTGCTTGCTGTGTTGCTTAGTTCAACATATCCATAACGAGTCATAAAGCTTACGACTGGTTCGAATGTTGCTGGATCTAGAACAACACCACTGCTCATTAATGGAATATATGGGCAGTAGAATGCTGCGGCATCGCTTTCGCTTGTACCTTTGTAACCAACTAGAACATCGTCAGATGTTGCATAGCTGTTTACATAGATCTTCATTGCGCTGTTCAATGTACCAACGAACTTAGTGTTTGTTGGTGCTTCGAATGTGCCTTCTGTTGTTCTTGCGAACGCAGAAGTTGTAGCACTCTGAAGAATTGTTAATGCTGTTGGGCTAACAACTGCCCAGTTACCAGCGCCACGACGTGTACGCTGAGCGATCAAGTTAGCAACACGATTGATCTGAACAGCTAGTGCAGCGTGTTCGTCACCAACGAATGTAGCTGTACCTGATACAGCAGCTTGGTTGTAAGTCTCAACAGCTGAACCAGCTAATGTGCTCAAGCTTGCTAAAACTTCTTGGTCGATCTCAGCTGTGATCTCTTGTGCAAGAGCAGCCATGATCTCTGCTTCGATGTCAATGCCTTGTTGAGCTTGTGCATCTTGTGCAGCTTCAAATGTCCAACGTGCAGATAGTTTACGAGTTTTAGCCTCGACTGTCTGCTTTAGAATTTGAATGCTTAGTTTGTTACCTGCAGCACCTTCTAGAGTTGCTGTGGAAGCACCTTTACCAGTACTTTCGTTACCGGAATATGCCTCAGCAATCTTGAATGGGCTTAATGCTTCTTCACCAGCAACAACACCAGCACCTGCTGAAGTTGTAGCGTAGCGAACACGCAATGTGTGAATTTGACCAACTGGGCCAGTCATTGGTTGTACTCCAACTAATTCGTTAGCGATGACCGTAGGCATAACGCGACGAATTACTGGAAGAATTACGCGATTTAACGTTGCAACGTTTCCAGCAGAAGTAGCACCAGCAGAAGGACTCTCCATTAGATACTTACGAGTATTCTCGAGAGTGATTGCCATTGTTGATCTACGAACACCAGCAAGCCCTTCTAATAGGGCCTCTTTTGTTTCATTCCAACGGCCGTGTAGTAGTTCTGACATTTAATATCTCCTTAAATTTTTAATCCTGCGAGACGTCGTATATCTATAATATTTGAATCATTCTCGCTGCCATTTGTTTGATTTTCTTTTTTGTTACCTGTAACTTCTTTTGCCTCTACTAGTGCCTGTTTCTTCTGTGGAGCATTGCCAGCAATTACAGCTGGTAGGTACTTGTTAAAACTATCGCGTAGTTTTGAAGTCTGTACACTTTCTAACAGTTCAACCATGATTTCTTTGTGTCCCGAACTTAATGGGCTTATCAATTCATTCATAGTTTTCTGACGTTCCTTGCTTTCCATAAGAGATGATATTTCTCTATCCTTGCTTTCAACAATCTTCTTTGCATCAGCTAGTTCTGACATAGCTTCTGCAACTTCAAGATCTTTCTTGTTAACAAGTTTGAGTAATTTTGATGTTTCTGACTTTTCGCTTAGATAACTTGTTTGATATTCGCTAGCGAATGCTTCAAACACTTTACGTCCAAAGTCGTTTTTACGAGCAACATCGATGTCTTCTTTAAGTTGTTTAATTTCTTGTGTAAGTCCTTTAGCAACTGTTTGTTCAACAATCGTTGACGCTCTCTTAATAAATGCTTCTTTAACTTTTTCGAATTGTTCTTTACTCTCACGAACTAAACGAACTTTAGTTTCTGCTAAGTCTTGCTTATCTGAATAAAATTCTGCAATTTCTTGAGCCAAAGCTTCTACAACAAACTTTTCAAGTTTCATGAACTTTTCAGCCATTTGAACTTGATCTTCATGCAATTCACGGACTTCCGATGCCAGTTGACGAGTTACGAACTCTTTTACTTTTTCGGAATCTTTTTTCATTTTAACTGCATACTTGGCTTTTGCTTCCGCTAGTCCAAGACGATCTTGTTCAAATTCTGCGATTTCCTCTGACAGTCTATCAGACAACATACGGTCAATGGCTTCCACCATAACTGATTTGTCATGCTCATAACGCTGTGCAAACTCTTCGCGTAGTTGTTGAGTTACTTGTTCGCGATTCTCAGTGATCTTCGCATCCCAAGCAGCCTCAATTTCTGCTTTGATCTCTTCCGAAATCACATTGTTTTCCATCAGGGTTTTTAGTGCTTCCAACATGTGATTCTCCTTTTATTGGAGTTTGCCTATTATTGCTAATAGGCTCTCTTTGAGATACTTCTGTGCTTTAGGATCATTCTGCACTTCTTTAGCCACACGCACACTGCGATATCCACCGCGAGTATTCATGAGATGTTCGTAAATTGGTGTAGGGTATGCTCCTGGCGCACTTGGTTGAGCCACTACATCCACTGTAATGATCTCAAAATCTGACACTTCACCGGAACCGTCTTCTTTGACGTTTCCGGATCCGCGACTTGATACTCCTAACTTGACTCCGCTTTCTAACATGGTCTTAACTAGTTGTCCCATGGGCGTAGGCAGAATCTTTAACTTTCCATAACCATTTGGACCATCCATCCACATTTCTGAAATCATGTGGCTAACTCTGTCCAAATTTACCTTTAGGTCGTCTGGATGGTCAACTTCACCGAGTACTGAATATCCACCGCTTATTTGATCATTTAGGGTCTTGACAGCCTTGCTGATCTCGTTTACAGGATATGTTCGTTGATTCTGATTTCTAATTCCGCCCTGAATGCAAATACCTTTCATATAAAGGTTTTTACCGTCATGAGGATCAGATTCAACAATGATTCTAGCCTGATCAAACGATAGATTTTCTCTTAAGTATGATGCTATTGCCATCTAACTGTCCTAATTATCGACCAATAATACTTTTGGTATTGGTCCCACCTACTTCACCTGCGCCCTTTTTTTCTGCGCCGTGACCTTTTGCAACATTATTCCACTTGGTTGCTTTTTTACTTCCTGGGGTGTTAACATTGCCTGCATTATCTTCTTTAGTGCTTGGATCTGCTAATCCGCCCTTGGTGCTTGCGCTTTCTGATTCAACACCGCCTCTAGCAATATTAGCAGAAGTTCCGCCCATATTGTTTGGTTTTGCTACGATGCTCTTGGTGTTTACCCCATTATCACCCATTTTGGCTGCTGGAACTTTTTCAACATACTCACGCATGAATAGTTCATCTTCGCCCATTTTCATGTCGTCATCACCCATGTCATCCATGTCGCCCATGTCGTCATCGCCCATGTCATCCATGTCGCCCATGTCGTCATCACCAGACATTAGTTTTTCAAATTCTGCTTTTAAATCGTCAAGTGCAGTTTCTAGATCTAAAATACGATCTGTTTGCTCTTGATCGTCCATTTCTTCGTCGTCGCCTTCTGCGTCAACGTCGTTCATAAAATCATCGGAAGCGTCCATGCTATCGCTGTCGTCGCCTTCGTCGCCCATGTCGTCGTCTGCTTCACCAAACGCAAAGTCTTCCTCTACTTCTTCATCTTCTTTGTCATCAGCTTCTTCAACTTTTTCATCTTCATCTTCGCTGTCGTCAGCTTCTTCGATGTCGTCAAAATCTTCTGCTAATAGATTTTCATAGATTTCGCGGCTTTTTTCTACCACGATAGTATGGAAAATTTCTTTAGCTTTTTCTTGGTCTTCATTAATTAGATATTCAAGCATTTGCTCAAATTTGGCGCGATCAGTCATATTAAATCTCCTATAAATAAAAGGCTGTCGATTTATTTAAGTTAAATTTTAAAAAACTTACTATAATGGTGGTAAAATTAGGTATTTTGACGCCAACTATTCATAAGTTGACGAAATTCTGAATATTGCATGTGTTTGAAATTTTTGAAACGCCACATTGGGTCAAAATAATTTTGTAAAACTAATCTATAAAACTTAGTATGCGGGTTCCTTTTTATAACTAACTCAGTTTGTCTTAGCCAATTTCCGTAATATGTAGCATGATCTGAAGATCTTTTGTAATTTTCTGTGTCTGCATAGACATTATTAAACATATTATTTTCGCCTGTATAATCAAATCCTAGTATAAAAATTTCATCTGCACCATGAGTACAGGCTAATTGTAGGGCGGTAGGTCCTGAACTCCAACCTAAACTGGGCTTAAAATAATTTAAACCTTCTATATCTTTTAATCTAGCACTGTTGTTAGTCCAAACCGGGTTAGTTAATTGATACCCAGTTTTAGAAATTTCTAGTACCATTTTAATATCTACTGCTATTAGATAATCTGGAGAGAACGATCTGTACAGTGCATTGCATCCGTATATTTTACCGTAGGGTTTTAATTCTTGAGGCTGTACGCACAGTCTACTTTGACCGTTTCCGAGAACAAAACTTCTCATTTATTAGGCTGCAGGTGGTGCTTCTGGCGTTTTATACATATCTGTAATAAAATCAAGTTCTTCTTCTTGTTCTAAGATATGCTGCTCTGAACTTTTTCTTAGTTCATTTATTTGAGCTAGAGTTAAACGAGTTTTTCTGGTGTCGCGACGATCCATTACGCTTTGATCTCTAGTAGGATCATAACGTAAATCATTTCCGATACTTTTTATATCTGTATCAATAGAAAATAATTCTCTCAATATCATACCTGTATTTATGCTGTTGGTGCAGGAGCTGCTGGTGCTTCGCCGGTCGCTGCTGGCATTGCTTCTTCTGGTGCCATTCCAGGCGGTGCTGCTGTGTCAGCTAGAGCTCCCATATCTGCTCCAATGCCTGCTTGACTTACACCTGCGCTTCTTAATTCTGCAGAACTGTCAGTAGAAATTGCTTTTGCTTTACCGTTTTCTTCAGCCCACATTCTTTCATTTTCAGCCATTTCTTCGTCACTTAATCCTAAAAATCTTTTTAGTGCAAATCTTTTAGAAACAAATGTTACCTGTGTAAGCTGAGCAAAAGTAGAAATTCTTTGATTATCAAGTTCTGCTTGACGATAGCTGGCGAAATTCTGAGGTGGTTGAAACTTTAATTCAAACAGTGCAGAATCAATGTTAACGCCTCTCGTGTGTAGATATCTTTTAAATTCTTGATCAAATATATCTTGTACTAGACTTTGTAATCTTTCGCAGTATCTATTAAATCTAAGTTCTTGTATATAAGCAGTTCCTACTCTTCCGTCATTGTACTT